AAATATCAAAAATAGAAAGGTAAATATATGTCAGAAATCACATTAGTAAATAACAGTAACTTTGCAGCTATGGCACAAGCTATGGGCATGACAGCAGACATTGCTGTACCTAAGAAGCAAAACACTTTAGCCCGTTTAAAGTTAGATCACAAAGGTATCATGGGTGAGACAACAGTTAATGGTAAGAAGAAGAAGGTAGAGATAGTACAAGCAGGTAGTTATGTATTAGATCGTCCTAACACGGATTTGATTTATTCTACAGAGGTAAGTATTCGTTTATTTAATCAGCGTTTTATGTACAAGCGGTACATCCAAGGCTCTGGTGATACTAAGTCTCGGTATGTTAAAACTATTATGGCTAAGGATCTTAAGGAAGACTTGCGAGATAATGCAGGTGGCTTTAATTGTGGTAAGCCAAGTGGTTGGATTGAAGACTACGCCTCATTGCCTGCAGAAACTAAAACGCTATTGAAATCTATCAAGCGGGTGCGTGTACTTTTTGGTGAGGTTACTATGAAGGGCACAGTCAATGCAAAGGGCGAGGAAATAGGAGAGTTAGTTTCGGTTCCATTTATTTGGGAGGTAGATAACAAAGATGCATTTAAAACATTGGGTGCACCTATTGCACAAATGGCTAAACAGAATCGTATCCTACCACAGCACAGCATTGTGTTAGGTTCTTCGGAACAGTCATTACCAACAGGTGCCTCATACTTTTTGCCAACAGCTGCACTAGAACTGTCTAGCACTATTGACTTGACAGATGCAGATCAAGGTTTGTTTGCAGACTTTAATGCATGGATTGATAACTACAATGAGTACATTGTTAAAGAGTTTAATGGTGTAGCTAAGACGCAGTCTGATGCAGACTTAGCAGATGTAGTTGAAGAGTTTGTTGACGTAGAAGTAGAAGCGTAATGAATCATCCTGCCGAGTTAAAGATACATCAGTATCTCAGTAAGGTTAGGCACGGAGATAGCACTCTTAGCGAGGAGGTTGTAGAACAAGTCGTTAATGATGTACGTGCTGCCTTACTTCGGCAGTTTGTAGATAAGCGGGATAGCAATAACTTCTCATTAAGAATGTCAAACGTAGGGCGTGACTACTGTCAGCTTTGGTTTGATAAGAACAATCCAGATGATGCTGTCCCACACTCTACAAATTTCGTAATCAACATGATGATGGGTGACATAGCTGAGGCTGTGTTCAAGGGTCTGCTAACACAAGCAGGTGTGGCATATGCAAATGGGGACAAGGTGACGTTAGTTGCAGGTGACCATACGATACATGGCACACCCGACCTGATCACTGAGGGTGCAGTAGATGATGTGAAGTCTGCTAGTCCTTGGTCTTATGCCAACAAGTTTGTTGACTACCAAACACTACACGACAATGATTCCTTTGGATATGTAGGTCAGCTTGCTGGCTATGCAAAAGCAATGGGAGTTAAGGCAGGTGGTTGGTGGGTAATCAACAAGGCGAATGGTGAGTTCAAATATGTAGCTGCTGATTCAATTGATCTTGAAGCTGAAGTAGAAAAGATTAAGCAGAAGGCAGACAGGCTAGAGAAGAATGAGTTTGAACGATGCTATGAGGCAATACCTGAAACCTATCGCAAAAAAGAAACAGGCAATCTTGTACTTGGTAGGGAATGTGGTTGGTGTTCCTATCGATACAAATGCTGGGAAGGATTAGAAGAAAGACCATCACTGGTATCACGAGCAGAGAATCCACCGATGGTATCTTACATACACATTGCTAAGAAAGAAGTAGAGTAATGCGTAAGTTTAGCCAGAAGGCATACGATGCAGCTATGGCATATGGTTATCGCAGTGGGCTAGAGAAAACTGTTGAGGAAGATTTAAGGCATTTCAACGTAGATGCTAAGTATGAATCAATCAAAATCGAATGGGAAGATCTGTGCTATAGAAAGTATACCCCCGACTTCCTGTTACCCAATGGCATTATTATAGAGACTAAAGGATTGTTTACTGCAGCAGACAGGCGTAAGCATCTCTTAGTACAGAAGCAACATCCTGATTTAGATATACGGTTTGTATTTGAAAGTAGTAGGCGTAGACTTAGCAAAATATCTAAGACAACTTATGCTGCATGGTGTGAGAAATATGGATTCCTATATGCAGATAAGAAAGTACCACAGACTTGGACTAAAGAAAAAAATAAAAAAGTTATGCCATTAACATTTAACCCATACAAAGGAACAAAGCATGAGTAACCCCATTAAAAAAGATGACATCGTATTAATCATTAGACCTAACTTTGAGGGTGAAGATTGGAATGGCACAGTAGATTTAAATATGATGTGCATGCCGTCTGATAAATTGTCTGAGGATTCATATCGGGAACTACTACATCTTATGCAAGGAGTTGTTACGTGTTTCCATTTACTAAATCAAGATGAAGCGTTTGGTGCAGTAGTAGAAGAAGAGATGGGTGCAATGATTAAGTCGGGCGAATTAAAATTCAATGACATAAATGAGGATTCTAGTTTCAATAATGTAATTGATCTAACACAGTGGACGCAGACACGGGGGAACGCATGACAAATCGGAGGTTAAATGATGTATCACCGGAAGAATGGAGCAGTGCTATTCGTGGGTACGAGAAGGCAGAGGAAGGCACAGAGTTTTATCAAAGCAAGTTATTCGGTGGATCACTTTGGGATGAGGCAGATAAGCAAACCACTAGTGATGAAGTCGAAGAACCTGAGCACTATAACTACGGCAAGTTTGAGACCATCGATGTAATCATTGACACACTCGGTGAGTACGAAGCAATCAGCTACTGTCATGGCAATGTACTCAAGTACACCATGAGAATGTGGCACAAGGGCAGACCCATCACAGATTGCAAGAAGGCACGGTGGTACCTAAACAAGATGATTGAATTGCTAGAAAAAACAGAGGGGATTAACTGGTGAGCATCATAGTCGAAGTACATTTTGAGGTAATCTTAGATCCTGAGAGTATGCCCAATACGTATTCCGACTCAGACTACCTAGAAGAAATCATTGACGAAGCTATTCACGATGCTATGTATGACATCGGGGCAGCCAAGGTTAGTTTTGTACGTATGGATATTGAAGGATTAGAATGAACTACCATGGAATAGAGATAGATACAGCAAGAGACAGCAGGCTATCCGAGCAGGCAATGCAGCTGCTTCAGGACTACTACCTACTAACAGAAGAACGAAGCCCACAGGAAGCCTTTGCAAGGGCTGCAGTAGCTTATTCTGCGGGGGATAGGGGTCTAGCCCAACGGGTCTACGATTACGCTTCTAAGGGCTGGTTTATGTACGCCAGTCCTGTCCTCAGTAATGCACCTAAACAGGGAGAGAAACCCAAAGCTTTACCTATCTCCTGCTTTCTTACCTACGTAGGGGATAACCTAGATGAATTGATTAACCACAATGCTGAGGTAGCTTGGCTGTCGGTTAAAGGTGGGGGTGTAGGGGGGCACTGGTCAGATGTCCGGTGTGTCAGTGATAAGGCACCGGGTCCTATCCCATTCCTTAAGGTAGTGGATAGTCAGATGACTGCATATAAGCAGGGCAAGACACGTAAGGGTAGCTACGCTGCCTACATGGATGTTAGTCACCCTGATATTGTAGAGTTTATTAACTTTAAGTTACCTACTGGCGGGGATATTAATCGCAAATGCTTTAACTTATTTAATGCAGTAAATGTCTCCGATGCATTTATGCAGGCTGTAGTAGATGGTACAGACTGGCACCTTACAGATCCGTCCAACGGTGACATACGGGAAACTACTCCTGCCCGTCAGCTATGGCAACGTATCTTAGAGGCACGGTTTCGTACTGGTAGTCCTTACATTAACTTTATTGATACAGCAAATAAAGGATTGCCACAAGAACAGAAGGACAGAGGTCTAAAGATTCATGGTAGTAACTTGTGCAACGAGATTCATTTAGCTACATCACAAGACCGTACAGCAGTGTGTTGTTTATCCAGTGTCAACTTAGAGAAGTATGATCAGTGGAAAGACACCACAATGATCCGTGATCTGATTCGATTTTTAGATAATGTATTACAAGTATTTATTGACAATGCGTCAGACGATATATCCAAGGCACGATTCAGTGCACAGCAAGAGCGTAGCTTAGGGCTAGGTGCTATGGGATTTCATGGTTACTTACAGAACAGAGGTGTGTCCTTTGAAAGTGTGTCAGCTAAGCTGATCAATCGTAATATGTTTAAATACATTAAGGAGGAAGCAACACATGAGACCAAAGTACTTGCCCACGAGAGAGGGGCTGCACCCGATATGGTTAGGACTGGGGTTCGGAATGCTCATCTTATTGCAATTGCTCCTAATGCCAATAGTTCTATTATCTGTGGTTGCTCTCCAAGTATTGAGCCTGTTAAGTCGAATGCTTATGTACATCGTACAAGGGCTGGTTCGCATCTCGTCAAGAGTGACAGCTTGGCTAGAGTCTTAGACGAGCATTACGAAAATAAGGATGAGGTATGGGCATCAATCATTATGAATGAAGGTTCTGTACAGCACCTGCCGTTCTTAACTGATGATGAGAAGAGTATATTCAAGACAGCCTTTGAACTCGATCAAGGATGGGTTATTGAACATGCCTCGGATAGACAGCCTTTTATCTGTCAAGGGCAATCTGTTAATCTCTTCTTCCCTGCCGGTAGCAATAAGTCTTATGTCAATTCGATACACTTACGTGCATGGAAGGCAGGACTCAAAGGATTGTATTACTTACGTACTAGTGCAGGAGTGCAGGCAGACAAGGTAGGTCTTAAGGTAGAGCGTGATGCCCTCAAGGATGCAGAAGAGTGTATATCCTGCCATGGTTAAACTTGTACGCAAGGTGTTTAGCAAAGCACTGTTTGATGAAACAGATACATCAGCTAGGGCAGCAGCTAAGCGGTACTGGGGATCTCTTGGACACACAGTCGAAGATCACCCAGACCGATATGCTGTAGACTTAATTGTAGATACTGGAAGTGAAACATTTTATTGTGAAGTAGAAATTAAGAAGG